TGTATATTCAGGAGGAGCTTTTTATGACATTACTCCTCTTAAAAGTACAACCACATTAACCAGCGCTTTTACAACAACACAAAGTGATGCCACAGTTACAATTACTTTTGCATCCGATCATAATATTACTAAGTATGACATTATTCGGTGTGATAATTTTTCATCCATTACTAATTCTAATTTTGGTGAAGATGATTTTAATGATGTAAATTTTATGGTTACATCCGTTCCAACTTCAACAACGATTACCGTTGAAATGGGATCCGTTGAATCAGGATCAGGAGCCAGTACTTCTGGTGGAGTAAGAGTTAAACATTTTTATTCAATAGGACCTGCGGTTGAAGCATCCGCTGCGGGTTGGGGACTTGGATTATGGGGTGGTACTGTTGCTGGAGAAATTACGGCAACATTAGATGGCGCATTAACTTCCGGTTCAACTAGTATAGTTTTATCCGATTCAGGATCTATGCCGGCAACAGGAACAGTTTTAATAGACAGTGAACGTATTGCATACACTTCAAACACCACAGGAACAGATACTTTATCAGGCTTAACCAGAGGGTCAGATAATACTACAGCTGCCTCACACTCTGATGGCGCAACTGTATCCGATGCATCAGACTATACAAAATGGGGTGCTTCACAAACAGGCGACATTGTTACAGCTCCAGGACTTTGGTCTTTGGATAATTTTGGTAATAAATTAATTGCAACTATCTTTGATGGTGCAACTTTTGAATGGAATTCAAATGCAACGGGTGCAACATCTACTCGAGCAACGATTATTGCTAACTGTCCTACTGCATCATTAAAAACTTTAGTATCCACTCCAGATAGACACTTAATTGCTTTTGGAACAGAAACTACAATTGGAACTACATCAACACAGGATGACATGTATATTCGATGGTCAGATCAAGAATCAATTGATGCTACAACTTCTTGGACACCTTCAGCTATTAATACCGCTGGTACACAAAGACTGGCCGACGGAACACGAATCGTTTCAGCCATTAGAGGTCGAGATGCAATTTACGTATGGACAGATACATCTTTATTTATTATGAGATTTGTTGGTGCGCCTTTCGTATTTTCATTTCAACAAGTTGGAACAAACTGTGGATTGATTGGAAAGAATGCAGCTGTTGAAGTAGATGGTTCTGCATACTGGATGTCAGAAAATGGTTTCTTTAGATACACCGGTAAACTAGATTCACTAGCATGTTTAGTTGAAGACTATGTTTATGATGATATTAATACAGTTCCAAGACAACATATTTATGCAGGATTAAATAATCTATTTGGTGAAGTGACTTGGTTCTATCCTGGAAGTGGCGCTGCATCTAACAATAGATCGGTTACTTACAATTATATGGATTCCACACCAGAGCGACCTGTATGGACTACGAGTACGCTGGCAAGATCTACATGGGCAGACTCAGCTATTTTTGGAAAACCACATGCAACAGAATATGACTCAAGTGCAACCAGTGACTCAACCGTTGGCAACACGGATGGTGTGACTACTTACTTTGAACATGAAACAGGAGTTAATCAAATTAAAGCAGGATCATCTACTGCTATTGCTGCAAGTATAGAATCAGGTGATTTTGATATATCAATGGCACAAGGAGGTGGAGCAGATTTAAGAGGAGATGGCGAAAACATAATGAAAATTAGAAGAGTGCTTCCAGACTTTTTACAACAAACTGGAGATGCAAGAGTGACCTTAAACTTAAAAAATTATCCAACGGACTCACAGGCTAGTTCATCACTAGGTCCGTTTACTACGACTACAAGTACAACTAAAATAGATACAAGAGCACGTGCACGTGCTATATCTTTAAAGGTAGATAATACAAGTACCGGACAACACTGGAAACTTGGAACATTTAGATTAGATATACAACCGGATGGAAGAAGATAATGGCAATAGATAAAAGTTTAAGACAACATTATGCAATGGGTCAAAGAGTTGGATTTCGAGGCGGTGGAGCAGATATGGGTGCTAGTAGTGGTCCATCAGGACCACCAGGCGGAGGTGGTGGAAGAGATTTTGCACCTGCACCTAAACCTAAACCTAAAGCTAAGGGTCCAGTAAACATTCACGAAGGTTTTAAAATTGTTAAAAAAACTACCCCTAAAGCTGAGGGTCCAATAAACATTCACGAAGGTCTTAAAATTGTTAAAAAAACTACCCCTAAAGCTGATGATCCAATAAACATTCACGAAGATGAAAAAAAAATAAAATTTAAAGTTACTGGTATAGAACCTCCAAGTATACTTAATCCTCCACCTGACACTAGAGAAGATTATAGGACTGAATTAGTTCCCAAACAATACAAAAAATTTAAACAACCTAATCCTAATTTAGAAGAAGGTTTTCATACCACAGAAGTTAGAGATTACTTTGGTGAAAATGTAAATCAAAAAAAAGCTGGAACTTTTGGAGAAGAAGGTGGTGGTTTTTGGAGTGGTATAGGAAAACTATTAAGTTGGGTAGCACCCATTCTTATTCCCGCATTAATACCAGCAAAATTAGTTCCCGTATATAAAACAGCAAATACACTTAACACACTTAGGAAGTTTGCAAATAAAGTAACAGATAAAGACATAATGGCTTCTCTTACTACTAAATTTTCAACCACTAAGAATAAAACTAAAACTAAAAAAAGTACAACTTCAAGTACAATTTCAGAGGATCCATTTGGAAATGGAAAGGGAAACGGACATGCAAAAGAAAAACCACCAATAAAAAATGTTGTACAGGAAAGTGTTCAAGAGTTTTCACCACAACAAACAGACATGATGAAGAAACATTCTCAGTTACAAGGAGTAATAGAATCAGGAAGCTATCAAGGAAAACAATTAACAGCAGAACAACTACAAATGCTTCAGCAAAAAAGTTTAAGCATCCAAAAATTAATAGAACAATATTTAGTGCCCGTGGCCCACGGTGGACTTATTGATAGTCCTTTAATGGGACGAAGCAGGGATATATAATGGCTAGAATTGTACAATCATTAACACAACCACTAGAAAAATATGATCAACAGATACAACAATCATTTGTAAGAGATGTTGATAGTATCGTACAAAAATTAAACACATCTTTTCAACAAGATTTAAAAGATGAAGCAGAAGCGGAGGCATATTTCTTTGGCTAATACATTTACAAATAAAAAAGTAGATTTAACGTCTACCTCAGCTACGACTTTATACACGGTACCCACAGCTACAACTGCTATTATAAAATCTATACTCGTGTCCGAAGATTCAGGCAACGCGGATACAATAACAGTTACAATAACTGATACGGCTAGTGCTGTTTTCAGCCTATTTAGTGTTAAAGCAATCTCGGCCAGTGGAACATCAGAATTATTGTCTGCACCGCTTGTGGTTAAAGAGAGTGAAATAGTAAAAGTAACCGCAGCAACGGCCAATAGATTACATGTTGTATTATCTGCTCTAGAAATTAAACCTAGAATAGTTACAACATAAGCTTGATTTACTTGACAAAAACAAGTAATATTAGAAACCCTCAGGTTAAAATCCTGCTTTTAAAATTAACGTAAAAAATTATATGAAAACAGGAATTGAATCACTAGATGCAGGCGCACCAGAAATTACTTACTCAGGTAATGAAGGACCTAAATCACCACAACAAGAGCAGCAAGAGCAGCAAATGCAAATGCAACAGATGAAAATGGCTCAACTACAAGAAGATTATAAGAAGTATGTATTTGAAATGGAAGAACAAGGACTACAGCCAATGTCTATTCAACAGTTTATAGAACAAATTTTGGCTGAAGCACAGATGAGTTCTAAAGAACAAGGTGGTATTGGAAATATGGCCATGAAGTCTGGTCTAATAGATGAATATAGAAATTATAAAATGGGTCAAGGCGATGCCGGTGAACAATTCATGTCACCAAGAGATTATTACAAATCACAAGAACAAGATAGAGCCGGTGTTGCTTACGGCGGAACAGCACATCCGACATACACACAATCTAGAAAACAAAGAATGGCTTACGGTGGTATTGCAGGATTAGATGGAAGAAAAAGATATGGAATTGGATCATGGTTTCAGGAAAACGTTATGGATCCTGTTAAAGATTTTATTCCCAACGAAATTAAAGACAATCCAATAGAGGCAGCTTTAATAGCTGCAGGCCTATCAAATCAATTTGATTTGGTTCCCGATTCTATTTTTGGAAAAGGTGCAACTAGTCAAAACTGGATAGGAGATTTATTAGGTGGTAGAGATGCAGTTATTGGAGGAACAAGACCTGAAGGTCAAAAACCTTTAATTGATATTGGTAATATATTTGGTGGTGATAATGCTACTAAACAAGAAATTGAAAGAGTTGTAGGAGGATCTGGTGCTCCTGGAGGTATAGAGGACTGGATTCCTAATGAAAAAGAACCTGGGTTTTTTCAAAAAATAGGTCAAACTATTATACCTGGAGGAGAAACAGGTTACTTTGATTTATATGGAACTGGGGATCAACAGTATGATTCAGAAGGAAGGCCTAAAGTCAACTGGAAAGGTCCTCTCGCAATAGGTGCAGCGGCAGGAGCTGCTCAAAAATTAATACCTCAAGCTCCACTGCCAACAGACACATCAGGCATTGACATGGCATCAGCAATTAGAGGAGATAATTTAAGATTTAGACCTAGAGACGAAGTACTTGCAGCTTCAGGCGGAAGAATTGGGTATGATAATGGTGGAGTGACAGCGGATGCATCAGGTGTCATGTCTCAAGTTTCACCGTCACGGAAAACACAAATTCAAGGAAATGAAATGGCTGATCAAGCTTACAATGAAATTTTTCAAAAGTTTTATGAAAAGTTTCCAGGGTTAGCAACAGGTGAAGAAACTATGGCAGAAATGATTGCTATGCTTCAAGCAGAAGGAGTTATGGAAACTGAAAATTTAGGTATTCTAGGTCTTGATAGATCTATGGATATGATCACACCTGAAAGTGCTGAAAGAAGTGCAAGAAGAATATCTATGGGAGATACTCAATACGGAGATATACCAGCGATGGCTCAAGGCGGAAGAATAAGAAGAGCTGAAGGTGGCTTAATGAATTTAGGTGGCATGGAAAAAGATTATAGAGCTGAAGGTGGATTTGTTCCAATAGGTGGACAAGAGAGAGCAGATGATGTACCAGCAAGATTAAGTAAAAACGAATTTGTATTTACAGCAGATGCAGTCCGTTCGGCAGGCGGAGGAGACATTGATGCTGGTGCAGAAGTCATGGAAAATGTTATGAACAATTTAGAACAAGGCGGACAGATATCACAAGAATCTCAAGGATTAGAGGGCGCAAGAAACATGTTCGCCACAGCACAAAGATTAGGAGAAGTAATATAATGGCACTACAACAACAAATGACACAGCCCTCACAGCTAATAGGGCAATTAGGACAAGATTACGCAACACAACTTACAGGTTTAACATCTTTACCACTAGATACTTCTAAGTTTGCACCATCAGTTGCAGCACAGGATCCATTACAAACACAGGCAGCGACACTAGCTGGTCAAGGTGTTGGATCATATTCACCTTATTTAAATCAAGCGGCAACTTACGGCACACAAGCTGGAACAACTATGGGCGGTGTTTCACCACACATAGCAGGCGCTGCAGGATTAACGGGCACTGGTGCTAATACAGGAACAGCAGCGGCACCATCAGCAGGATCAATTCAATCTTATATGTCTCCTTACCAATCACAACTTATTGATACTTCACTTGCAGAATTTGACAAACAGTCAACTATGAGAGGACAAAATATATCGGATGCAGCAGTTGGAATGGGAGGATATGGTGGAGGACGGCATGGAGTTTTAGAATCAGAATACCAAACTCAATCCGATAAAAACAGAGCAGCACTACACGCACAAATGTTAAGTCAAGGTTTTGGTCAAGCACAACAAGCAAGACAACAAGATTATACTAATCAATTAGGACTAGCTGGAGCACAAGCAGGTTTGGCTCAAGGTCAAATGGGACTAGGGTCTTATCAACAAGGACTAGCACAACTTACTCCGCAATTAGCAGGAGGAGATATTCAAACACTCAGTGGAGTAGGCGGAATTCAACAACAACAAACACAAAACGTTCTTAACGCACAGCAACAGGCAAATCAAATGATGGCTCAAGAACCTTATCAAAGACTAGGTGTTTATGGTCAAGGCCTTCAAGGACTAGCACCAATGATGGGCGGAACTACATCAGCAACAACTCCTGATCCAACAGCGTTACAAACGGCATTAGGATGGACATCAGTACTAGGTGGAATTATGAATCCTAATCTTGGTTATCAATCAAACCTTACACGAAAACAACTTGGTCAAACACAAGAATGAACAGAACTTTAAGAAGACCAATGTTTAGAATGGGTGGATCCGCTGAAGGAATAACTTCAGGATTATCGAGACAGGGGTATCAAGGAACTGATAATGCAGCTGATCAAAGAGTACAACCTCCTAGACAAAATAGAAATATGAGTAATTTTTTAATTGATTTTGGTTTAGATCTTGCATCAAGACCACCATCAGGAAGCATTTTCTCAACAGCTGCAGCGGCAGCTAAAGATCCTTTTAAACAATTTCAAGCTAGCAAATTAGCTCAAGATAAACAAGCTTATGAAAGACAACTATACGACGAAAAATTTGATTTTGAAAAAGAAAAATTCGGAGAACAAAAGAAACAGTTTGGTCAAGAACTGGAACAAGAAAGATACTTAGGGGAGTTAGACGCTAAGGGTGAAAAAGAATTTATTGTAGAACAAATTAATTCTTACTGGGACCCTATGATTGAAGCAGAGACGGATCCAACAAAGAAAAAAGAATTAGAAGATCAAAAAAGAAGTGACACTTACAATGTAATTGTATTAGGTGAAGACATTTCTGATAAGTACAAAATTTTAAATAACGAAGAAGCGTATGAAATTGCTAATGATAATGCTAGAGGTGAACTTGAATCTCAAATAAATCCGGCAACAGGAACTAATTGGACAAGAGGTGATGTGGGTTATTCGGAAAAACTTCAAGTATTAATTAACAAATATCTAAGACTAGCTACTAAATTTCTTGATAAAGAAAAAGCAACGAGAAGAAACGAAGCAGATGGTGGTAGAATAGGGTATCAAAACGCAGGAGCCGTGATGCCTGAAGCAATGCCTATGAATCAAGAAGCAGGGCCCACGGATCAGGGAGAAACAAATCAAATTAATATTTCTTATGAACAATTAAGAGATAGATTACCACAAGAAATTAGTAATGAAATAGTTTTATTACTTTCTGAAAGTTATGAAGCGTTCGCTGACTTTGCAGAAATACAAACTCAAGCGGATGTAAATGAATTCAACACTAAATATAACGTTCAACTATTCCTGCCTAAACAATCGGGGGCGTAATGGGCCAAAAACCATATAGCTATATTGACTCGCTGCCATCAAAGTTGGATGATGAAGACGTTAAAGATCAAATTAGATTTCAAGTAAGTCGGAATAACGTTAAAGAACCTAAACACAAATCAAAGAAAAAAGTTTTTAATCCTTTTTCTATATTATTAGCTGACCCTACATTAGGTCCATCTGTGTGGATGAAAAAAGCTAAGTACAATAAAAAAATTGCAGAAGGTAAGTTAGATAAAATAACTAAAGAAGAAAAATTATTATTTGAAAGTAAAGTTGATACAAAGCAACCTTTATTAAAAAGAATATTTTCTCCTAAAACTTATTTACAAAGAGACACAAAAAAAGAAGTTGATGTAGTATCCGATATTGCAACCGGTGCAGTCACAGGTCCACCATTAGCTGTTAAAGCATTATCAGAGCTATTAACTATCGGTGTTGATATAGGTGCTAACGCAATAAATGAAAAGACGGGCACTAAGTTTGATCCACGACTTACAGAAAAATTAGATAATTTAACTAGAAAGTTTTTAGACCATTCAGGTGAACCAGAAACATTAGCTGGTGAGATTACTCAAATAGGTACACAGTTCATGCTACCAATGAAAGTAACCGATAAAATAATAAGAAATATACCAAATGCTGTCAAGTGGTTTAAAGGCAGAACTCTCTTTATGAATAATGCCAAACTTGCCAACAAGCATAGACTTATTCAATCAGGAGCAAGTCTTGCTCAAAGAATGGGAACAGGAGCTTTATCTTTAGGAGCAACAGACTTTTTAATATCAGGTGGCGAAAGAAAATTAGACCCTATCTTTTTTAAAAGAACTAAAGAAGAAGGAAAAACAGGAAAAGAGCTTGCAGCTGCTAGATTAGCAAACAAAATTAAATATGGAAAAGAAGGATTTATGATAGGAGCTGGCTTTCCATTAATAGGAGTAGCATTTAGTGGAGCAGTTAAAACTTTAGGTTATGGTGTAGGTGTGACTTATGATCTTGCAGGTCGAATTATTAATCCTTTATTCTCAGCAGTAACAAAAACAATGGCATTAGATCCTTTAGTACTTCCATCTATCGCCAAAGGCTTTAGAGCCAATGCGGATGTAATCTTTAATCAATTTGGAACACGACTTGCTTTAACAGGTTTAGGTAGAACTAAACAATGGACTCAACAGCTTCCTCCTTATCAACAATGGAGAAGATTTGCTGTTGATAATATTGATCCAGTAAAATCAGGTTTAAAAAAAATAGACAATGCTATTTCTTGGATTAGATCAGCAGG